ATGAAGATGATAATAAACTAACTACTCTATTATCAGATGGTTGGAGGATAATCCAAATCTCTGCATCAGGTATTTATTGCTGGGTACTCTTAAGGAAAACCCAATAACACTAAAAAGAAAATTAAAGGCTTTCAGTGATGGAGAAATATATTTTAATTACAGCGGTTGTTATTATGATAATAATACTCGCTTTAGACTTCATACTTTCTAAGGATGGCTATCAATGCCATTCATGTAAGAAACGTTTTCATAGAGAGGATTTAGAAATCAAGGGATGGCATTTAAAAGAATGGGTCTGTCCCCATTGTAAACACCTTAATTACACTTATGATGAAGAAGATTAAAGAATGGTTTAAGTCTCTCATTGTTGGGGAGGTACCCAACCCTAAACACGTATTCAACTGTAGAGATTTGATATGGATATCAAACTTGGAAACTTCTCAAAATACCCCCGAATGTTTTACTCATTTCTTTTGTTTGTACTGGAGTAATGGTATGGTAGTCAAAGTATGTCAAGAGAGCTATGATAGAAATTCATACCAAGAATTATATAAACTCAGGGAACTATTTATTAATAACATCGGTTATTCCTATGTTCCTATAGAGGATAACAGTGAGATATACATTTATTATAAACGTAAAAAGGATATATAATGGCTAAGAAAAAGAAACAACTTCCTGACTTATCGAAGCAAGATATTTTAACACCAATAGATTTAACTCAGTTGGGTACTAATGGCGATGTTTGCTTTGGTATTGGGTATGATTTATCAACTAAGGAATGTAAGCTATGCGGAGACTCAGAATTATGTGCATTCAAGATGTCACAGAACTTGAACATTACAAGAAAAGAACTTGAACAGAAGAATCAATACAAGGATTTGGATGTACTTGAAGATACAGTTGGTATTAAGAAATACATCCGAGGTTTGATTCGGAAAGGCAAAGAGAAAAAAGAAATTATCTCAAAGACAGTTGAGAAATTTGAAGTACCAAGAAAACGTATTAGAGAACTTTATAAAGAGTGTACTAAATAATGAAACCAATAGAGATGATATGGGCTATGTTCAAGGTATACCTTAATAACCCAAACTATTTTGTAAAGCAAGAAGATGTACTTGCTAACCTTTGTATGGAAGGTTCTTCCGATGTAATCAGGATGTGTAATTCATTGGAAGTACATGTTTCTAGACCCGAGAAATTAACCTTTGGACAACTTTTACGTAAATGTAATATATTATGAACAGATTTAGATTTATCAAAGTAAGGGAGGTAGTATCTCCCAACAGAGCAAACCCAAATGATGCTGGGTTAGATTTTTATGTACCAACCAACTTGACTTCAGAGGATATCCACTCTAAGAATGAATTTGATTCAGGAGGATATGATTTGGATATACCCTTTAGTGAACATTTCGTAAGGCATATAGCTTTACAACCTGGGCATAGGATACTTATCCCATCGGGTATCAAAGGTTTGCTAGAACCTCCTGCATCTATGTTAATGGCAGCAAACAAATCTGGTATAGCTACTAAGAAAGGATTAATCTTTACTGCCGAGATAGTGGATTCTCCCTATGTTGGAGAGATACACATTGGAGTATACAACACTTCTCAAGAATCCCAGGTTATTGAGGCTGGCCAGAAGCTAGTACAATTTATTCATGTACCTATCCATATTACTGAACCAGAAGAGATTCAACAAGAGGAATTTTATACTGAATCCCAGATGTGGGGAAGTAGAGGAGGGAATGGTTTTGGTTCATCAGGAAGTAAATAATCATGGACATCAGGAATATAAATGAACAAGTGCCTCAGGTAGAAGAAACTGAGGCACGGATATTACAAGAAATGTATGTTCTTGGGATAGAGCAATTCTCTGGGTATAAATCCATAGAAAAGCTACCAGATTACCCATTAGATATAAATAATCCAAAGAGCCAAGTTATTCTAAAGGATTTTATTGGTAGAGTTATTGAAGAGTTAACTGAAGGATTCGAATCTACCGATGAAGTAGTATCTATATATCGTGATTATGGATGGAATAATGATTGTTTAACCTCAGAGGAATATACTCAGGTATTAAATCATCTAGCAAATGCAAATGAAGAACAAGCAGATGCCTTGGGATTCTTCTTTACTTTGCTTTTGTATTCTAATATATTGCCAGAAGATATATTAAAATACCAAGATGCAAAGAGTTTATTTGAGGTAATGGCAATTGGAGTCAAAGACTTACTCATCAAGTACCCAGACCATCGAAGTGTAAGGAAATATCCTATATTAAGTTCAACCGATTGGGCAAGAGAAGATAGAGCAGAATATGATAAGATAGTTTCTTATACCCCAGGTTTTCATGAAATGAGCGAGATATCTCATGAAAATGAGAAGCTATATTTATGGGAAGTAATATATGAACTTAATAAAGCAAGGAACTTCCTTAAATGTAGACCCTGGAAACAAACTCAAGTGATGACCAAAGAAATAGATTTTCAGGAATCTTTGGTAAAGTCATTCTATCTCTATATGGGATTTTTAGCCATGAATGGGTTTACTCCTTGCGGATTATTTAGTTTATTCTTTAAAAAACAACGTCTCAATTTATGGAGACAAAATACTAATTACTAGCATGTCAGGATGGAACCATAAATTAGAGGGACTTCAACTTAATCCGGAGGAGTCCCTCCATTCGTTAGAATTTGCTACTTCACAAGAGGCATGGGAAAAACTCAATGAGGGATTCCTAAGATTAGAGCCTGCTTTATTTGCAAAGGGGGCTATGGCTAATAGTGGGGTAGCAGTAGTGTATAACGTATTCATAAAGATACGCAATGCCTGGGTAGACCCAGAATTTGATTATGGGAGATGTTTCAATTATAAAGAAACTAAGTGGACTAGCTTATTGAATAACTACATAGATTTTAATAAGCTTGACTTGTTGCGTAGTAAACTGAGAGTACTGAGAAATAAGTACAATCAGAATTACAATATAACTTATATGTTCAATAATCATCATGATAATGGTAAACAATGTCTAATAGCTGCGACTTTTTCAAAACGATTCGGGGAAGACATCCCAGTTATTACAATGGTAGTTCGGGCTTCGGAGATTACCAAGAGGTTAATATTCGATTTCCTATTAATTCAACGAATGTCAGAGTACGTATATGGGCCGGACCAGTCAGTACAAATCAACCTATTTGCGACTCAAATGTACGGAAATGTGGAGACACTTCTAATGTATCATACCCATAAACCTTTGAAGAAGGTACTTAAAGGAGCAGAGGAGAATTCATGGAATAAGAGGATAAAAGAGATATGGAAAAAATTCCAAAAGGGCACAGAGAAGGAATTCTCTTCATTCAAGGTATTCTTTAGAAGTTTTAAAGTGCTTCGACCAGATTTATATGAGGAAACATATAAATCAATGAAAGCAAAAGAATTACTTCTTGAATACGAGGATATAGAATATCCTGAGAATGTAATCTCTTACTCTCAACGTAAAGCCTATAAAAAGAAACTTTTAAAACAAAAGAACAACAATGGAAGCTAGGGAATTTTTAAATCAGAAGCGGATAAGATTAGTAAACAAATTTTATTACCAAGTTTTAGAGATTAAAAAGAACGGTGCAGAACCAGATATACCCTTGTTAATGAAAGAGGTAGAGGATTTTGATAATTTTGTATTTCGCTACTGGCATATGACCTGGGTTAATTCTACAATGTCATACAGTTAAATATTTATATAATATGAGGATATATTCTAACAGTTTTGAGTTAATGTCCGAAATGGGCAGAGAACTCAACAGTTATGGTCAAACTGTAAAACCAAAGACCTATCAAAATAAAGTGATTGAAGGTAATGAGGATTTTATTACAAAAGAACTCATTTGCCAACAATATTGTTTAACTTCACTTGGAGACCCAGTATGGTTATTCATATTCTCTCATTCAAAGGAATGGGCAGATGCCGAGTTTAAAGAAAGAATTGGTTGGTATGATTTAAATCCAGGTAAAGCTTGGGAATTGAGAAAAGATTTATGGGAACAGTTTTTGGTGAATGGTAAGTTTGATTACACCTACCCAGAGCGTATTTGGAACTCGTTAGACATTTATGGTAGGACTTCTTTTAACTGTGATTCAGCAATGCAATCAGTTATTGAACTTCTTAAGAGGGATAATGATACTCGTAAAGCAGTACTCCCTATATTCCATGGTACAGATTTAAGATTCCTTGATGGAAGTAAACGTATACCTTGCTCAATGTATTATGATTTCCTTATCCGTCAGAATGGTAAAGGAGAGAAGGTATTACATATTTGCTATCATCAAAGAAGTTCGGACTTTGTACAACATTTCGGTAATGATGTATATCTTGCATGGAGACTCATGCAATATGTAGCTAAAGCGGTAAGAGTAAAACCGGGTTATCTGTATCACACAATCGATTCTCTTCATGCTTATAAGAAAGATTGGACATCATTAGCATCTAATCTGGAAGACTTACAAGAGAAATACTAATAATGAGGGATGTATCTACTACTGGTGGGTATGTCCCTTTTTCTATTTTAAAATATGGAGACACGGTATACAATAATAAAAAACAAGAGAGAGCTTAAGAAACTTATTGATTGTTGTAAAGCTACAGGTTATGCTTGCTGTGACTATGAAACAAATGCAGAACCTATATATAATAAGGGTTTTAAGCCAACTATACTCTCAGTATCCTGGATGCCAGGGTTTGGTGCTTCCATTCCTTTAGACCATTTCGAAACAAAAGATTATACTTCACCCGGTTGGAATTGGAAAAAGATGCTAAGGAAATTTGGGGAAGGGGTAATCGAGAATTATGACATTGTAAAGGTGGCATGGAACTGGAAGTTTGATGACCAGATAAACCAAAAGTATCAAATATTCTATAGGGGTACTTGTTTAGATGGGATGCTTGCTAAATATGTTCTTAATGAGGAAAAACCTCATGACCTAAAATCAATGGTAAGAAGGTATTTGCCTGAGTATGGTAATTATGAGAAACAAGATGCTTTTGATAAGATACCTTGGGATAAAAAAGAATTAGACCCACTTTGCCATTATGGATGTCAAGATACGGATTATACACTTAGGTTAATGATATTCTTTGAGAAGAAGTTGGTGGATTTAGGTATGTATTCGGTATTCCGTAATTTATTCATGTGTAATTCACGAGTACTAACATCGGTAGAAAAGGAGGGTTTATATCTAGATACTGAGTTCAATAAAAAGCTTTTGGAAGAATATAAACCAAAAATAGATGCTGCTAGAGACGCAATATACGCTTTGCCAAGAGTAAAGAAATTCGAAAAGAAGTATAACCAAGAAAAGATTGATAAATATATTCAGTCTATTGAAGACGAACTTGAAGAGTTAGATTATAATGACCCAAAAGATAAACGGAAGATTGCATCAAGGGAACAGAAAATCTCAAATATCAAAGCAGGTATATTCACAACTAAAAAGGAACAAGAATTAATAAGGCCCATTAATTTGGGTAGCCCAGTTGATTTACCTGCATTGATGTATTCAGAAGATGGCTTTCATTTTGATGTGATTAAGGATAATGAATCTGGTAAACCAAGTACTGATGAAGAAACTCTTACTAACCTTAGGTTAACGATTAAAAAGCCAGATTCACCAAAGGCAATATTCCTTGATAAGCTTCTTGAATTACGAGGGTTAGAGAAAATGTATAAGACCTATATTTATGGATGGTGGGAAAAGGTACAAGATGATTCTAGATTACACGGTAGGTATAATATACATGGTACAGACTCTAATCGGTTTAGTTCTGCAGACCCAAATATGCAGCAGATACCAAAGACATCTGTAGACCCTAATATCAAGAAACAATTAGTTGCTCCTCCTGGGTATTTATATATGGCATTTGACTACTCTCAAGCAGAGTTAAGAATGATGGCTCACCTATCTGGCGATGAAACCTATCTTGATGCTTTTGCAAAGGGGGCTGACCCTCACTTGGGTATAGCAGCAGCAAAATACGGAGTATCAATTGAGGAAGCATCTAAAATATACGAAGATGAAAATCATCCTGACCATAAATTATGGAAGACTAGAAGAAAACAAGCTAAGCAAATTGCATTCGGTTTGATTTATGGTATTGGGGAAGCTTTACTTGCAGTAAAACTATCCGACCCAAAAGCTGGTATTATAGTTACTAAAGAAGAAGCTCATAAAGAAATGGCAGAGTTCTTTGAGAAACATCCAAAGATACTTAAATTCAAAGAGAAGCAAGAGAAATTCCTGCGTAAGCATGGGTATTATACCCAGTTATTTGGTACTAAGAGAAGATTACCTCAGATATACTCAAACGATAAACAAGAAGTTGCTTATGCTATTCGTTTGGGACTTAATTTCCCATGTCAAGGTGCTGCAGCAAATATGACCAACTTTGGGGCTATTCTTGTTTATTGGTTAATGAGACAAGGTAAATTACCTATGATGAAAGAAGCTTGTACGGTACATGATGCAGTATATATGTATTCTAAACCAGAAGATATAAATACCTGGACTGTATATACCATTTGGAATATTCTACGTAATCCAAGTACTAAGAAGTATTTCGGTTTTCAAGTAGATGACGTAACTCTATCAATGGATTTTACAATAGGTAGGTCTATGGCAGAAGAATTACCGTTTATGCCAGGCTATGATTATACTAGAATGTTAAAACCAGACTTTTCAGTAGAAGAGTACATGGAAGAATATCATAAGTTTAAAACCCATAAGATTGGTAATTTTAGTGCAGCTTCCCCCGAGGTATTTATGGAACTATATAAAAAGGAAATCCATAAATATCAACGAGAATATGAAGAATCGAGAAAAGGGTAATATACCAGGATTTAGTAATTGTAGAATTATTAATTTCTAGGTACATAGAAGGTATACCAAGAAAGGATATACTAGAAGAATTTGGTATCTCAGTTGGTGTATTGTATAAAATATTACGGTATAATAACATAAAACTAAGAAAATGAAAAAGATTTTGAACGGACCCACGGTATGGCGAGCTAAATGCCCAGTATGTGATTGTGAATTTGAATACGATGCTTGTGAAATACGTAGTGAATTTTTAGAATCTCCTACGGATTATGAGATTATACGAGTAGTAGAATGCCCAAGCTGTAAATTTAAGATAAATCATAAAGAAAATCCAAAATCACCTACAGAAGTGAAGAAAGAGGATACTATGTCCACATAAATAAAATAAATTTATGAAACCATGGCAACAAATGAGGAATATCAAAATGCGAGTAAATTAACTGCCCTTACCTATATGATTGCAGGATGTTTGGGTTATTCTATTGAGAATCTGTTTAAATACCTGGATGCTACGAATTTAAAGGTAAGTGGACAAGAAAAGATGTTATTCAATAGAGTAAAGACCCAATTACATCAATTACAGACTAACCTTACTACATTAGAGGATATGGCTTTTAAAGTAATGGCCACTGATGAGGATGGGAAACTTGCTTATGAAGATGCTACTCATATTTATTGGGCAGCTTTCTTAGTATTATTAGATAGAGGGGGAACTGATAACTTATGCGACTTACGATTAAGAGCTTTAGTAGATAAGATTAGTCCCTATAAATCTCTTCTTAGATTGCCTGGTATGAGTTTAGCTTATCAAATGGCTTTTGCTCAAGTATCTAATGCTATAAGTAAAGGCGAATTTAGTAAGGAAGACTTTAAAAACCTATTAGAAGTTTATGAAGACGGAGCTAAAAAAACTAAAGGTTAAATTTGAGGGTAGGACCCTAGAAATCGATATTCAAAAAGAATTATCTATCAATGAGAATATCATCAATTCTCAGCTACGAGAATCTCCTTCTAGTTATTATGTACTTGCTTCTTTGAGAGATAAGTATATAAAAGAACGAGATGCTCTAGCAAGGGAAAAAGAAGAAGCTTATTCGAATGCTTGGTTATATTATAAGGATGCTAATGAAAGATGGAATAATGAATACGTATCTCATAAGGCAAACCTTAACAAGAAATACTCTTCTATCAATGAGAGGTATTTGAAAGCTGTAGAAAAAGCAAATAAGTTCATAACTATATGTAAGTGCTATGAGTCACGCGAAAATATATTAAGAACTATTAATGCGAACCTAAGAAAAGGTTAACCCATTGAACTATAAACAATTACTAACTTTTAAAAACAGTATTAGAATATGAATTATTCAATGACATTTATCTCACCTCTTGTAGCTGAGAAATTTAATCAAGAATTACCCGGATGCCCAACAGAAAACCGGGTACTTATTTTATCCCCAAAGGAGGTAAATCAAACTAAATCCGGTTTGATTATCCCTGAACAAGTAAAAGAGGGAGTTCCTCGTAAAGGGGTTGTAGTAAAGAGTGGGGAAATTACCGAAGAATACAAAACCTACCGAGAATTGGTTGCTGTGGGTAGAATAGTTACCTATGGTTTGTATGCAGGTAAAGAACTTGAATTCGAAACGGACAAACTATCTCCTGCTCTCAAACAACTTTTAGAGAAAAACGTTCTTACCGTATTGAGTATGAACGAAGTAGTTTACTCAGAACCGAATAATTAAAACTAATAATTATGATAAAAGACAAGAAGAAAAAGAAAGTTTCATCAGAGTCTACAAAAGAAAAGATGCTAGCTAGAAAGAAACAGCTAGAATCTAAGGGAAATGGAAGTGGGTTGGTATATCCAAAAGAAGGAACCCTGAGAATGAGAATTAAATCTCCAGGTGATGACCAAGAATTGGGTATCGAAATTATTCAATTCTATCTGGGGGGCAATTTGGGAGGAGTTATATCTCCGGCTACTTTTGATGAACCTTGCCCATTTATGGAGAAATATCAAGAATTGAAAAACTCCAAGGATGAAGATGACAAGGAACTTGCCAAGAATCTGGTACCAAGAAGAAGGTACGTTGTTGGTGGTATCATTTACTCAGATGAAAAGGGTAGTAAGGTAGATTACGAAGGCAAAGATAAGGGAGTTTTAGTTCCTCGCTCAGTATACCAGGATATCATTGACCTTTACCTTGATGAAGATGAGGCAGGTGATATGACCGACCCAAAAACTGGTTACGATGTTAAGGTAATTCGTTCTGGGTCTGGTAAACTAGACACTACCTATTCTGCCCGTGCTTGCAAACCAACCAAGTTGGATAAGAAATACCAAGGTACAATTGACCTTGAGGGAATAGTTCGTTCTCAAATCAAATCCTATGATGAGTTGGAAGATTTACTTTCACAGTATCTAAATGAAGACCATGGGGATGACGATGATGACGATAAGTCAAAGAAGAAAAAGAAAAAGGGAGTTCACAAAGACCATTACATGGAAGATGATGAACCCAAGAAAAAGAAGAGAAAATACAAATCGGATATTTAAGGGTTAGTAATATGGTTTCATTCGAAGGTGGTAATTGGATTCGTTCTGTTATCACCTTCTTTAGTTTAAAGACATTACATTATGGCAAAGTATGATAACATCCCTGGACATCCAGGATATTATATTTCTCGTAATGGGAAATTATATACTAGACACATACCAGGTAATACTAAAGGAGGTTTATATAAGGATAGATGGGTACTAAGAAACAGATACTCATTATCAAACGGTAGGTATGTTAAATATTATCGGGTAGAAATACAAGGTAAGAAATGGTATGTACATAGATTAGTTGCTTTTGTTTGGTTACCAAATCCAGAAAATTTACCCTGTGTGGGTCACAAAGATAATAATCCCCTGAATAATAGGGTTAGTAATCTTTATTGGTGTACACAAGAAGAGAACATGAAGCAAATGATTCGAGATAGTAGATCATTAAGAGGAGAAAAGAATCCTGCTTGGAAAGATCGAGATTTTGAAAAGATTTCTTAAATGTTTGCAGAAGGTAAGGGTATTACTGATATAGCTAAAAGCTTAGGTATAAGTAGGCATATTGTTCAAAAGAGTATTCAATTAAAATTTAAAGAATTATGGCAAGGAAGAAAATAAAAGTACCATCTCTGAATGAGATGAAGAAGAAATTCTCAGGTTTTTCTATAGCAGCAGAAGAAGATGATTCTAAGTTACCCTGGTTACCATCTAGGTTTTTAGCTTTTAATCATGTACTAGGAGGAGGAATCCCTTATGGGAAGATTTTAGAATTATTTGGTACTGAATCCTCTGGTAAAAGTTTGATGGCTTATGATTTTGCTTACTCTTGTCAATATTTGAATGGAGTAGTTTTGTGGATAGATGCCGAACAATCGTTTACTAATTCTTGGGCTGAGATTAATGGGTTAGACCTAAATAGGGTAATTATCTATAGAGAAACGGCTATAGAAAAAATATCCGATTGGGTGGCATCTATGTCATTATATTGGAGAAGTCAACTAGTAAATAATGAGCCTATACTACTCATCTTAGATTCGGTTTCTGCTTTGGACACAGAAATAAATATCAATTCTGAAATGAGTAATGCTTCTGCAGATATGGGTAATCGAGCAAAAGCTATATATAAATATTTCCGTATAAGAAATGAAATGTTATACTCTTTGGGAGTAACTCAGATTTATATTAATCAATTACGTACTAATCTAAAAGCTGGTATGTTTGAAAATCCCGATACTACTCCTGGAGGAGCTGCTTTAAAGTTCTATGCTTCTCAAAGAATAGGATTATACGGAGGTAAATCTCTAACGAAGAAGATAAAGGGAAAGGAAAGAAAAATTGGTAGAGTAACTTCGATTCGTACTATGAAAAATAAAGTTGCTCCTCCAAGAGGAACTATAAAAGCTGCTCCTGTATACAATAATCCTAAGTATCATGATGTGGGTTTTGATAAGATATATTGGTTAAATGAGATCCTTATAGAGGAGGAGATTATAGAAAAATCCAATGGTGGAGTTTATAAATATAAAGGAGAAACCCTTTGTAGAGGAGAAGAGAAATTTTTAGCTTTACTAGAAGAGAATGATGAATTAAGACGTAAGCTATTAAGAAAAGCTGGTATAAATACTATTGGAACTACTAAGAAGAAATTAGAATCATTAAATATTAACCTCTTCCCAGTAGAAGATGTTCAAGGGGAAGATGAAGAGGAGGAAGAAGATGAGTAAGAAAACAATATTACTAATAGATGGGGAGAATATACTTCATCAAAGTTTCCACAAGTTTGAAAAGCTTAAGTCTACCGATGGAAAACCAAGTGGAGCAATATTTGGATTTTTCAAATCTCTACATATGTATCTTACAAGGTTCGAACCGGATGAGGTTTATATTTCATTCGATAATGGTCATTCACCAGTAAGGACGAAGTTATTGCCCAATTACAAGGGACATAGAAAAAATATATCTGTAGATTACGAATCATTGCAAAAGCAAAAGGCAATTATAATGAAAATGCTGGGTATGCTAAGAATTAATTATATCTTCGATAAAAAGAAATCTACAGTATATGAAGGAGATGACTTCTTAGCATACCTTGCAATTAAAAAATTCCAATCCGAGAAAATGATACTTATATCATCGGATAAAGACTTTAACCAGTTGCTATCAAATAACCTGAGGATATATAATCCCAGAAAAGATGAGATGATAAGAATGGATAACTGCAAAGAATTATTCGGTTATCATTCTCATGAAACGGTAGAGTACCTTGCAATGGTTGGAGATACTTCCGATGATATACCAGGGTTCCCGGGTATAGGCCCAGTAAAAGCAAGGAAAATCCTTGATGAGGGTAGAATTGAGAAGTTTATTGCCCAGAGTAAGAACAAAGAATATCTTCAAATATGGAATGAACAGTTAATCGACCTTTTCTGGTTTGTAAGACATAATCCATTGGATAAGTTACCAATTAAGTCAAAGAAGAAGTTTAAGTATGAGAAATTCAAAGAGCTTTGTATCGAATACTCTTTAGCATCATTTTTGACAAATGAATTTATAAAACCATTTAAAGCATTACATCATGAGTAAGAGAATTATGTTTGTGGGTCCCTCTGGTATAGGGAAAACTACTTTAGCTAAGTATGTAGCTAAGAGAGAAGATCTACCTTTTATTTCTGGTAGTATGTCAGATTTATTACCTGCTACTGAAGGGGTATCACATAATGAAATATTATCCCTCGGTTCGGAGGCAATGTATAAAGCAGATTTTCAACTTCTGAACAAAAGGAATAGGTTATTCAAGGATAGAGAATACTTCGTAACTGATAGGAGTTATGCAGATTTGGCTGCTTATTTTTGGTATAAGCAATCAAGAACTTTACCAGAATGTGAAATGGAACATTTTTTCTGTCAATGTAAGACTTTAATGGAAGATCAATGTGATGTAGCAATCTTCTTACCATTAAATCTAGATACTTATAAGCATTGGTCAATGGAAGATAATGGTAAGAGAATACTTAACAGATTCTTCCAAGTTCAGATATCATCTCTTATGGGGGAATTGCTTGCAAATTGGGAAATACCCACTATTTGTATATCTGAGCTCGATTTAGGTATGAGAACGGAACAAATCAATTACCATTTAGATAGGATATGGGGAAAGAAGTAATAGCAATAGCCTTTTCAGATTTACATATAAATCTATGGGCTAAGTTTAATGAGAACAATCACAGGACCCTGAATAGTTTCAGGGTTTTGTCGATTATACGGAAATTATGTAGAAGGTTTAACTGTCCTGCATTATTTTGTGGAGACTTATTTCATAAGGCCGAAACAATGGACCAAGAATTAGCAGAGATATGTTATAATGAACTAATCGAAGGATTTTGGATATATGCCATATCTGGAAATCATGATATTAAGAAAATAAGTAAGGTTGGTACTAAACCGTTCAGCTGGCTTTATCAAGTAGAGAAGTATGGTATCATGATATTAGATTATGAAAAAACCCAACTATCTTCTACACATAAAGATATTATGGTATATGGGGTTCCTTATATTGATAATAATGTGGGTCTAAGTGAATACTTAAAGAAGTTAGAATTAGATAAAAGTAAAAAGAATATTCTTTTACTACACACTGATTATCCTGGTGCAAAGGATACCGATGGTAGAGAGATAGATTCCGTAGAAAACTTAAATGTGAATGTTCTCAATAAGTTCGATTTAGTATTATGTGGGCATATACACAAACCACAAAGACTATCAAAGAAGGTTTATATGATTGGAGCCCCTAACCATCAGAGGAGAACCGATAGGGAATGTGAATTGGGGTATTGGAAAATCTATGAAGATTTGTCTCTGAAGTTTGTACCTTTGAAAAATTTCCCAAAGTTCATCGATGTAGAAAGGGAAGAGGATATTAATGATGATGGCAATTATTATACGGTAATCCCTCAAAAAGCTAGTACTCCAGTTAATAACAAACATAAGATTACTAAGCAACTTTCTAAGAAGTCTCTAGCAAAGAGATACCTAAGAGAGAAAGGTATTAAAGATGAGGTTAAAACTAATCTATTAATTGAAACACTTAAAAAGGCTGAGTCATGTTAACGTTCTTAAACTTAGAGGCAGAAGGATTTTGTTCAATAGAATCCTTACACCTACAATTAAACCCAACTTGTACCATACTTATCAAGGCACCAAATGGAAAAGGTAAAGCACAACCTTTAGAAGAACCCGTTTTAACCGCTAATGGTTGGAAAAAGATGGGGGAATTAACTCTTAATGATAAAGTAATTAACCCAGTTACAGGTAAACCTATCAAGCTATTGGGTATTTATGATAGAGGTCTATTAGATACTTACAAAATAACCTTTTCTGATGGCTCATGTACTGAATGTGCTGGAGACCATTTATGGTCAGTATTCAAATCGGGTAAAGCTAAAGATAGACTAAGAACCTTAGATACCGAGACTTTACTAAAGGATTATAAGGTTGAGAATAAAACTGCTTCTGGTACTTTCAAGTATAGGTACTCAACCCCATTAACCGTACCAATTGAGGGTAATTATACTAAATTACCAATACACCCCTACGTATTAGGGTTTATATTAGGCGATGGTTGTATTTCCGGTAATAGGCCTACAGTTAGAGTATCTACCAATAGAGAGGATTGGCCAGAGATAGTTGATAGATTAAGGTCATATTTGCCAGACCCAAACCTGGTTCATGAAGGTACAGAGGTAAGAGGGGCTAAACATTTTAGGATTCATGGTTTAGGTAAAGAACTCAAGGATTTAGGATTAATTGGTTGTAAGTCTAAAGATAAGTTTATACCAGAGTTATATTTGAAATCATCAATCGAGAATCGTAGATTATTATTAGCTGGTTTATTAGATACTGATGGATGTGTTGGTTCCAAAAAGAAAATCTCAAAGGTTTCTACGTATTCATCTAAGAGTGAGCACTTAAGAGATGGTATTAGCTATTTGGTAAGATCCCTTGGAGGCCTATCTACTAAAAATGAAAGTACCCGGTTTAAGTATGGTAGGTATACTACTTCATATGTGTGTTCAATACGACTAACCTTTAACCCTTTTCTAAGGAAATATAAAACTAAATCCTATGGTGAGTTTACCAGGAGAAATAGAATGGTAAATACCATAAGAAATATTGAATATATAGGGAAAAAGGTATGTAGGTGCATTAAAGTAGATTCTTCAGAAGGCCTATATATTACCAGAGATTTTATAGTTACCCATAATTCAACTATCCTTTCATCTTTGGTATGGGCAATATATGGGAAAAACCTAAAGGGAGTTTCTGAGGTAAATACATGGAAACAAGTAAGACCTAAAGATTACAAAGGTACCAGAGTTCAAGTATACTTCCAAAAAGACTCACATACCTATAAGATAATAAGATGTCAAAAGTATGAGGGAGTACTTGATGATGGGGCTAAAGGTAAAGACCGACTTATATTTATCAAGGATGGTGATGTCATTGATATAAAAGGGAAAGGTAAAATACAAGATGCCATAAACAGAGAAATAGGTTTGTCCTATACTCTGTTTATGAATTCAATTATGTTTGGCCAGGGCATAAGGAGGCTTATACAAGAGTCTAACTCAGATAAGAAAAAGATATTCGAAGAAGTATTTGATTTAGAGTTCTTAAACCTTGCTAAGGGCATTGCATTGCAGGATAAGAATAACCTTATATCTCAAATAAACGAAGTAGAACATGAGTCTCAAATGTTGAAGAAAGAATTAGAGGCTAATAAAGAGGCTTATTTTGATATGAGAGATAGGGAAAAATCTTTCAAACAAAAGATTAGGGAAGAGAGGAAAGAACTAAAACAAGATAGGGAGAAGCTAACTAAGTTACTGATTGAAAAACAAAAACAGATTAAGGATGAAGTAAATCCCTCACTTCAGATAAAGATTAAGAAACAGAATAAATTAATCCTTGATTTGAGGAGTAAGATAAAAGATGCAAAGAATTTATCGAATGTACCCCTTAAGAAAGTAATTAAAGAATTAGTAATACAGTTAGAAGCCGGTAACTACAAACGTGCGTTACGTGATGCTAAATCAATATATAAAGCGTTTTCTGACCTTGACAAATATGATAAAGAGTATCAAGAGGCTTTAGAGAGGTTGGAAGAACTTAGTAGTGTAAATGATAGGTATAAGAAATTAAAATCAGACTGTGATGATATTGCTTCTGATATTGCTTCTATTGACGAAGACCTGGCTAAGCTCAAGCAAGAAAAGCTTAAGGTCATGTCTCCAAAGTATAAACAAAAACTTAAGGAGATTAGGAAGAATTTACGGAAGGTTGATGAAGACTTTCACAATAAAGAGTTAGAGTTAGAGAATTATAACTGGTTAATTAATGACCCATTGGGTAATAATGGGATTAAGGCTTATCTATTTGATTCATCTCTTGAGTTCTTAAATAAATGCCTTGATAAGTATTCAGAGGTATTGGGATTTAGGATTGAATTTAATATTGATTTGGGCACTGCTAGAAAAGAATTTGTTACTTTTATTGAAAGGGATGGGCAAATAATTGATTATGATGAACTTAGCGGTGGAGAAAAACAATTATGTAATGTTGCAATGGCATTTGCAATGAATGAAGCTCTTACTGCTTCTAAGGGTATTAACTTAGCATTTCTCGATGAGGTATTCGAATCTTTAAGTTCAGATAATGTAGAAGTAGTTACCTCACTAATACGTCACATATTCAAAGAGAAAACTCTATTCTTGATAACCCACTTAGATTCACTTCCTCTTGGTAATACCAAAATTCTGCAAGTGGAAAAGACCCAAGGCCTGAGTAGGTACCAATTACTATAATGGTATATAAACTTTAACAAGACAGGAAGATGAAAACCTTTAGTAATTTATACTCTGCTATAAAACATGGTAGAAACATAATAATTAGGCCTAAATGGAAACCCAATGTACCAGGTCATAATTATTATGTTTCTAAAAATGGTAGAGTTTACAGATATCTTGGAGATTTCAAATGGGTAAGGATTTCTGTATATTCGGATGGTAAACCCGACAGTTATTTAAAGTGTAAGATAGATTTAAAATCTTGGTTATTACATCGTTTAGTAGCTACTATTTACCTTCCTAACCCAGATGGTCTACCAGTAGTAATGCACCTTAATAATAACAAAAGGGATTGCAGAGTTAAAAATCTTAAATGGGGTACTGAGTTAGATAATACTTTACAGGCTTGGTTTGATGGTTGTTTACCAACCCCAAATAAGATTATTTATTATAACGATGTACATAATCTTTATAATCAAGGTTTAAGTGTAAGAGAGATAGCTAACATATTACCGATTCATATTTCTTCAGTTCGTAGAATCTTGAAAGGTAAGGGTCTTATTAAGTATAAAGATAAATTTTG